TCCGGAGAAGGCGGAGGGCTGGCATGTGCAGGGTCCGAGCAATGATTTGCTGTATATTGTGGATGAGGCGAAGGCGGTACCGGACGGGATATTCCAGTCGATGGAACGGTGCCAGCCAACGCGGACTCTGTTGATGAGTAGTCCGGGTGGTAGCTCCGGGTATTTCTACGATGTATTCCGGCGCAACGATGGGAAGTGGAATACCTTTACCGTGACGGCTTTCGATTGTCCTCATATCCGGAAGGAGTGGATTGATGATCAGTTCGCGAGATGGGGCGAGGGACATCCGCTGGTGAGATCGATGATCTACGCGGAGTTCATGGAGGACGACGGGAGTTTGACGGCGGTGAAGACGATCGATTGGCAGAGGGTGGTTAGTGGCCCACCTAAGGAGGATACGGAGGGTCAGCCGTTGACCGCGGGCTGTGATTTCTCGGCTGGTGGAGATGAAAGCGTCCTCGTCATACGCCAGGGTAATACGGTTAAGGGGCTGGTCCGGTGGAGGGATAAGGACACGATGGCCAGTGTGGGTAGGTTCATAGCGGAGTTCAGGAAGTGGAATCTGAAGGCGGCGGATATCTATGCGGATGTGGGCGGCATGGGGGTGGTGATGTGTGATGCGCTCAGGTCTGAGGGTTGGGATGTGCGGCGGGTTAACTTCGGTGAGCGGGCCATTCGGGATGATCAGTTTGTGAATCGGGCGGCGGAGATGTGGATCGAGTTCGGGCGGATGGTGGAGGAAGCGAAGGTGAATCTGGGGCCGGTGGGAACGGACGAGATTCTATTGCAGCAGTTCGTGAGTAGGAAGGTGCGGACTAATGGCAAGGGGAAGCTGACGCTGGAGGGTAAGGACGAGTTGCGATCGCGCGGGGTGAATAGTCCGGATCGGGCGGATGCGATGGTGCTGGCGTTTTGCGGTGGTGGCGGGAAGCGGATGGATGAGTACCTGAAAGCGTTGGGCGAGGATGGAAGGAGCTTGCTTGAAAGGATGGAGGATGAGATAGGTCCGGTGGAGGAAACTGGGTCTCCGCTTGCTGGATGCGAGGTTGGCGGGTAGGAAGAGGGGTATACATTTATGATGAGCGACAAACAGCGGAATTCGTTGCAGGGCCAGATTGTTGAGGCTGTTGCCCAGCGAAGCCCGTGGGAGATAAGGCAGACGCGGTGGTATGAGTTACGCCATCACGGGTTGCGACGTACCAATAAGCCCTGGCCCAAGGCCGCGGATCTGCATTGGCCGCTCATTGATACGGCGATCGAGAAGCTCAAGCCGCTGTTCCTCCAGCAGGCGTTGGGCATGGATGTTGTGGCCAGCTTTGTTCCGATGCGCCAGCAGTTGAATGCGTATACGAAGGTGGCTGAGGACTGGTTCAATTATAAGATTCGGGACAAGACCAATTTTACGGATGAAGTCCTGAGCTGGGTGGATTACACGTTGATGAGCGGGCGCGGGGTGATCAAGTGCTTCTGGAATCCCGGTGATAAGCGAGTGGGGTTTGAGGCGATTGACCCGATGTATTTCATTGTGCCGGCCTACACCGTGGATTTGCAGGATGCAGATTGGGCGGTGCATGTGATGCCGATGAGTGTGGGGGCGTACAAGCGGATGGCTGGGCAGTTCGGGTGGAAGAGCGATTCCAAGACGATCGAGAAGATTCGGGGTAATCCGCAGCAGGACGATAACGTCCCGGGGGCAGCGACCGAGGAAGACGCAAAGCAACTTCGCGAGGGTATCACTTACACGAGCAATACCGATGGGGTGATTGTGTGGGAGGTGTACAAGAAGCGGGATGACGGGGTGTGGGAGGTTTACCTGTATAGCCCCGCGGCAGTGGATCTCGATCTGCGAGATCCGATGGAGTTGCCATATGATCATGGCCAATGTCCCTTCGTGGACTTCCCGTATGAGATCAAGGACAAGGGATGGTTCAGCCCGCGGGGCGTGTGCGAGATCTTGGCTCCGTTCGAGCTATCCATGACCTCGATGTGGAACCACAAACATGATGCGATGACGCTGTATAATCGCCCGCTATTCCGAGCGGAACGAGAGCTGCCGAACAGTATCAACTTGCGGTTCTCGCCCGGGCAAATCTTGCCGTATGGCGTGGCCCCGGTCCAGATGCCGCAGCCCCCGGTGAGCTTTGATCAGGAGCTGAACCAGACTCGGGCGGTCGCGGAGAACCGGATCGGTAGTCCGGATTACGCGATGGGCAGTGTGATGAGCGGGGGCAGTGACCGGCGGACGGCGACCGAGATCCAGAGTATCAATGCTCAGGCGATGCAGAGTGGGGATCTGCGGGCGCGACTATTCCGCATGGCACTAGGCAAGATGTACCGGCAAGCTTGGGGACTTTATGTTCAGTATGATTCCAAGAGTTTACGATATCGATTTGCCGAGGACTCGCTGGATGCGGATCCGGTGGCATTGCACGATCAATATGAGCTGGAACCGAAGGGCGGTATGGACATGGTCAGCCGGCAGATGATGGTTCAGCAGGCCATTAACCGTAAGCAACTGTTCCAGAACAGCCCCTGGGTCGATCAGGTGGAGCTGGATAAGAGCATCATGGAGCTGGATGACCCGAGCCTGATCAAGCGATTGATACGGGATCCAGGTCAGAAGCAGCAGGATGAGCTGGAGGACGAGACCAAGACGATCCCGACACTGCTAATCGGCATCCCGGTGCCGGCTAAACCGGGTCAGAACTTCGCGGGCCGTATCGGTGTGCTGATGCAGTACCTGAATGGGGCGATCCAGCAGGGTCAGCAGTTCAGTCCGGCCTCGAAGAATGCGTTTATGGTGCGGATTGATAGCCTGTTGCAGGGGTACGAGCAGGTGGCGACCAATGAAGCGCGGAAATTGCGGGCTGAGATCCAGAAGTTCCTGACCAGCAGCGGTTTGTTGCAGCAGCAGCAGCCTCAGATGCCAATGCCGCCCGCCGGACCAGAGCCGCAGATGGCCCAGCCTCCCGTTCAATAAGCTATGACCTGCAAAGATTGCCGATATCGAGCCTCCGACAAGACCTGCCGGCGGTTTCCGCCTACCAGTAGGCCAACTTGCTGGCCCACTGTGCTGGATTTCGATTGGTGCGGAGAATTTTACGCTATGACCGCTATTATTGTGGAGCCTCAGCCCGTTTTGACCTCGATTCCGGTGCAATCCCAGCCCCAAGCTCCGTTAATGGAGCAGCTTGAGGAGGGTGTGGCACCGAAGATCAGGTTTCAGAAGGCTAAGAGGCAGGAGAACATCAAGGAGTTGCAGGATTCACCGCTATTCCAATCTTGATATGGCCGAGTACCAATGATCTCACTCATTTCACGAGTCCGCGCCGCATGGGCTTTTGGCCGGCATCAATGCTGGGTCGATGCGCTTCCTTGGAACAGGGATGACGCGACCACCCTCAATAACTTTTTCAAGAGCGAGACCGGAAAAAAGTTCAAGGACGCTCTCCTGAACACTGTTCTTATGCAGAACGCTTCTGCAATTACGGACAGAAACCATTTGCAATACTCCTCTGGATTTGCAATGGGTCAGGCCAGTCTTGTGAAGGTCATCGAGATGATGGCCGACCGAGAATCAATTACGGGACAGGAAGATGATCCGGATTCTGTCACGAATACATAGGATCAAAGTTGCGGTTGCTGCGTCTGTGCGGACCAGCAAACGAATACAAGCACAATATGTCAGATGAAACAATGAGTGCCGATGCGATGCTCGCTTTGGCCAATGATCACGATGCTGGTGTCGATATCGACAGCCAACCACGGGAGCAGACTCAAAATAAAAACGAGTCAGCTTCGGTTGAGCAAGATTCCTCCAATGAGGGGAGTGCCAGTAAAGAGGTTAATAACCGCGAGCAAGATGATGTAGGCACGAGCAGTAAGTCAGAGACCGATTCCAAGGCCAAGCAGAAGGAGGAGAAGCCGAAGGATCAGAAGAGCAAATTCGCCCAGGATCAGAATCGAAAGACCAAGACCTGGGAACAAATCAACGCTGAGAAGGAGGCTATCAGGGCCGAACGCGAGGCGGTGAAGCGTGAACGGGAAGAGTGGATCAAGCAACGGGAGCAATCCACGGTTGCTGATACCAATTCTTTTCGGGACGAGAAGGGTTACACTGCGGAGGATTACGAGGCTGCGGCCAAGGAATTCGATGCGGATGGTGACTCTCAGTTGGCCAAAGCAGCGCGAGCTAAGGCTGATGGCGTCCGTAAGACCGTGAGTGTGAAGCAGCAGCAGGTTCAACAGGAACGCTTTACGAAGACCTGGGCAGATAATTTCAACAAGTTGTCCGAGAAAGAGACTTGGTTGAAGGATCAGTCCAGTAACGAGTACAAGCGAACGGTTGAGTTGTTGCAGCGCATTCCGATCTTAACAACGCTGCCCAATGGGTTAGCCCATGCGGTAGAATTGATGAAGCTCCAAGATACTGCGGGTCGATTTCAGTCTGTAGAAGCCGAGAATAAGTCTCTGAAAGAACAGCTCAACAAGCTCCAGCAGAAGACCGCCATTGGTAAAAGCGTTCCGGCAGGACAACTCAAAGCAGAGGAAAAGGATTTTTCCAAGCTATCCCAGAAGGAGCAAAGGGATGCGCTCATGCGAGCGACACGAGAGTTCGACCGGGAAAGCAACCAATAGCACAACCACAACTAAAATATGGCAGGCATTACTACTTCAACCACGCTAACCAGTCAGTTCCAGAACTTCTTCAGCAAGGAGCTTCTCTCGATCGTCCAACAGGAGACGATTCTTGATCAGTTCTCCATGAAGACTCCGATCCCCAAGAACAACGGTAACAAGGCCATCACGATGTTCCGCTTCGGTTCTCCGAGCGTTGCTGGTGTCCAGACCATCAGTTCTGAAGGTACTCCTATCAGCTCTGGAAACTATCGTTCCCTTGTTCTCAACAGCCTCAGCAAGACGCTCGCTCAGTACGGTCAGGTGATCGGATTGACCGACATCCTCCGCGCTACGGACCTGTTCAACTCCCTCCAGCAGGCCACCAAGACCTCTGGTCTGGACATGGCCCTCTGGGTGGACTCAGTCATCCGTAACACCCTGATCGGTTCCAACCTTTTGACCAGCGGTTCCTCGATTGGTACCCTTCCTGAAGTTGGCACTGTCGCTTCTCCTGGTCCGTTTGAAAACTCTGATCGTTGTAACGACAATGCTGCTGCTGGCGGCATCAACGTGTACGGTAATCCTGGTACTCTGGGAGCTGGAAATCAGACCTTCACTGCTCTTAGCACTGACCTCACCGCCATCAACACCACGATGAAGGCTGAGGGCGTCCTCGATTCCATGACCCGTCTGAAGCGTAACCGCGCTCCGATGATCAATGGTGGCTACGTCCTCGCAACCGATCCTCGTGTTACCCGCGATTTGATGCGCGATACCGATTGGTTGAACGCTTCCAACTACGGCAACAAGGGTCAGCCGTTCTACAAAGGAGAGGTTGGTTCAATCTACGGTTGCCGAGTGGTAAACCAGACCAACTCGTTTGTCAGTCAGGCCAGCACGACGATTGCCGGTCAGCAGTTCGTTTACAGCACTGCTGGCGGAGGTGGTTTAACCGCCACCTCGGATGTTATCGCCTCGTTCTTCTTTGGTAACGAGTCGTTTGGTATCCCTGCCTTGACCGGTGATGATCCGTTGTCCCCGAAGGTTGTGATTACCGATACCCCCGACAAGAGCGATCCGTTGAACCAACTCGTCACCGTTGGCGTGAAGCTGTACTTCGCCGCTCTGCGTTTGGCCGCTGGTAACACTGGCTCTACCGGTAACCCGGTCTGGTACTTGGTCCACCGCACCAAGACCGCTTCCACGCTGTAATATGCGACCTAAGACGGCCACCATCATGGTGATTGCCGTCGGCCCAAAGGGGCATCGTCGAGAAATCGGTGGTGCCCCTTCTCATTCCGCTTGCGGATGTGATGAGGCTGACAACAATGCGCCAATGATTGCGATTCCAGTCGAGGCTCTTTCCACTGACACGGAAGATGGCCAACAGGCTTCCCCCGAGGTTGGTGATGAAGTTGTCCTACAGGAAGTTCGGGGTATTCTCAAGAAGCTTGAAAATGGTGAGGCTTACGTTGAGATCCAAAGCGTGAACGGTATGCCCGCCGAATACGAGAAGGCCGGCAAGGAATCAATGGAACCAATGGACGAAGAAGGTATGCGAAACATGGTTTCCGAGTACGACAGCGAGATGGAGTCTTAACATGCCGATCTACACCTTCGAGAACAAAGGCAAGTCCTTGGAGCAAATCGCTCCTATGGGAACCGATTCTCTTGTGATCAAGGGTGAACGCTGGACGAGGCAGCCGGTAGCCCGCTTCGGGGTTACCGGTTTTGCCCGCGAAGCCGAACTCAAGGACAAGGTGAAGCAGGGCTTTAGCCGGATGGAAGACCGGCAGGGTACCCGCTTTGAAAGCACTTTCAGCAAGAATCAGATCCGTAAAATTTGGGACATATGAGCATAGAATCTAATCTGGCAACCGAGTATTCGATGGGCAATGCGGGCTTCCAGCTCGTGACCTCTACCGCGTTGACCACTGGCCCATTCGTTGCGATCACCACGATTGCCGCAACCACCTTTACCTCGATTACCGGTAATAACATCAGCGGCACTTGGTCCGCAGTGGCTATCCCCGCTGGCATTACGCTTCCTGGGCCAATCACAAGCTTCCAGATTTCCAGTGGTCAGGTGGTTGCGTTCAACGGAATCATCAGCTCCTAACCGTGACACTCGCTCTCGGAACACGATTGGCTTCGAGTGGGTCTGGCGGAAACGTCACGCCCATCGATCCGCCTGTCGAGAGAAGGGCTATTGTTACAGAGGATTTACAACCATTTGCTTTAGAGTTTGATACAATAGCAGTGGATTTTCTTGTGGCATCAGATGGGACTTATGATGTCCTTAGTCTTGAAGGTGGAGTATCACCAATTAACATTTTAACAGAAGCGTCAGATAAATTCATTCTAACAGTTTACTAATATGGCAGACGTAAAAATCACAGCCTTAACGGCCATTTCAGCTAATCCGGTTAATCCGGCAACCTTCCCTATGCCAATGGTGGATCTGCTGGATACCAGCATGGCCGCGAGCGGTACCACCAAGAAGGTAACCGTCAACCAGATCCTGGGAGCCGGCGGCACCGCCACCCTCGCCTCCGCCACCATCACCGGCGCGGCTACGGTGGGGACGACGCTGGTGGTCACCGGCAAGGTAACCGCCAACACCAACATCGAGATCACTCGCGGCCTCCTCAACGACGGCACCAGCACGGGCGTTGGCGCGACGGCGTTGGCGGCTACGACTGCGGGTGCGACGGGGAACACCGCGCTTGGTTATCAGGCGATGTATCGGGCGACGACTGGCGCGAACAACGTGGCCGTTGGTGTTAGTGCTGGTCAAGGTATCACGACTGGAAGCACTAATATTGCTTTAGGTTCCTCTGCATTTGGAAATAACTCATTTTCTTCTACTGGAGGCAACAACATCGCCGTTGGAAATTCTTCGATGTACAGTTCTGCCGCTATCACTGGCTCCAACAACGTCGGTATCGGTCAAGATACATTCCGCAATTTGTCCAGTGGCGCAGGCAATCAAGCAATTGGAAATTCTTCCCTAAACCTTTTAACCACTGGATTAGGAAACGTAGCAATTGGAAATTCTGCTTTACAAGATGTAACCACAACTAGTTATTCTGTTGCTATCGGACAGGGTGCGCTGTCAAATAGCACTGTTGCTGACAGTGTTGCAATTGGAACTGACGCATTAAGCGCACTTACAGTAGGTGTTCAAAGCACTGCGGTCGGTCGCGGTGCGCTTCAAACCCTTACTGTAAATAATAACTGCACTGCGGTTGGTTTCTTTGCCGCTGGGGCTACCACAGGTGCTGATAACACTGCTGTCGGTGCCAATGCTTTTAGGTTGGCTACAAGTGGTTCTGGAAACACTGCTGTTGGTTCAAATGCAATTAGTGTTGGAGTCACAACAGGTGATTACAATACGGCAATTGGAGTTGCCTCTGGACAGTCTTTGACTTCTGGAGCAAACAATACGCTTATTGGAACTAGTGCTGGAAATAGCATCACCACTGGATCTTCAAACATTTGCATCGGTCGCGCTGCTGATCTTGCGGCATCAGGAAATTCAAACACTCTGTCCATTGGCTCCGCCACTTACTTCGTTGCCACTAACGGTGCAGCCACAACCTACTACTCAACCGCAACTGCTGGCGCAATAGTGCCGTTGAGTTTTGTTGGTTATATGCGAATCCGATTGAACGGAACCTTCGTTAAAGTTCCAATCTACAACGACTAATCTTTAACTAATATGCCCATCACCTACACTTGGACCGCAACCAGCCTCATCGGCTACCCCGTCTTGGACGGGGAGACCGATGTGGTCACCCGCGCCTGCTACACCGTCCTCGCAGACGATGGTGCTGGCCACACGGCAGACTATTCCAATTTCGCCTACACCCCGCTGGACCCGTCTGTGCCGTTCATCCCGTATGCTGATCTGACCAATGATATCGTCATCGGTTGGGTGCAGTACAACATCGGAGCGGATCTAGTCGCTTCGATTGAGGGTAGCCTCGCTATCCAGATCGAACGGCAGGTGACCCCGCCGCCGCAGCCGGAAGTGCTGCCGTTGCCGTGGCCTATGCCTGAGCCTCCTGCTGCCATTCCTGTCGCTCCGACAAACTGACATCTATGCAAGTATTGACGCTCAATCTTGATCCCGTATCCGCCAATGCTTTGATTGCAAACCTCCAAGTTGCGATCAAGGTAAGCGGCTACGAGGTCGCTCGTACTGCGGTTCCAATTATCGACGAACTCCTGCGACAGGATGCGGAGTTCAAAGCCTCTCAATCAGACCAGCCTAAATCCGAGTAATGGAACCAACGAACAGCAGCACCAGCCCTGGACTCAGCCTAGCAGCAGCGGCAGGTGCCACCGCTGTTTCGTTTATTCCATGGCTTACCGACTGGGTACAACTTATCACCGCGGTAGTCGGCTTAGTTTGCGCCTGCTACGCAGCGTTTCGATTATTCCGATCAAAATGAAAAACACGAAAACAACTCTCGCAGGTCTCGGCGCCATTCTCGTTGCTGTTGGTGGGGCTCTTAAGGCCCTGTTCGACGGTGACCCGAGCACCAATGTCGATCTAACTACGACCATTGCCGCGGTCACCGCTGGCATTGGCTTGATCTGGGCCAAGGATGCCAAGGAAGTCGAAGCTCCTAAGCCGTGAACTGGGTCTACCAGATCCTTCGGGCAATCCTCGACTTCCTGCGAGCAACACCACCTACCGATGTGCAACATGGCAAAGCACCTGATGATCTCAAGAATGATCTGGCTGCTCGTGTTGCCGATCTGCCTGGGTTGCCAGCAGACGAAGGTGGTCCTAGTGCCAAGCGGTGATCCTGTGATGTTGGCCGAGCCTACCAAGGCCAGCGTCTACGGATTCGATTCAAACAAGAAGCTGGTGGGGCCGTCCACCGTCACTCTGCCGGCTGGTTGGTACGTTTTACCGAAGAACTGATATGGCAACACCACTTACAGGAAGTAGCGTCGCATCGACTTACACTGGCCTACTCAAGATCACCGACAACTCCACCGTAAGCGCAACGCTCAAAGCTATCAGCGACGGCGGTGGTAATGACTCCGCTCTCCAGATCTCCAGCGTTGCAGTCAATACCACCAATGACTTCAGCGTAGCCACTAACAAGCTCACAGTAGCCTCTGCAAGCGGCAACACGGCTGTTGCGGGCACTCTTGGTGTGACCGGGGCCACCAACCTCTCAAGCCTCGCTACGAGCGGGGCAGCGACCATAGGCGGTGCGCTCAATGTCACCGGAGCTACCACGCTTACCGGCAACCTCGCGGTCCCGGGAAACCTTGCAGTCACTGGAAATTTCGCGGTCAATACCAACAAATTCACGGTCGCAGCAGCCAGCGGAGATACGGTCATTGCTGGAACACTCGGTGTAACTGGAGCAGTTACAGCAAGCGGAAATTTGTCTGCCTTAGGCACTGTTGGTGGAAACGCACTTTCGATTAACGGAAACGCTGGGATAACCGGAGATCTTAATATCTCAGGGGACACTACAATCGGAAATGCCGGTACCGACACGCTTGCGATAAGATCGGACAACATCACGGTTCCAAACCTAACCACTGTTACGGTGGATCTTGCCACTGATAAGGTGCTGATTAAAGATGCAACAGACAGTAAGGTAAGGCTTATCACTGCGAGTTCGTTGGGGATAAGTGCTACCAATGCTCCGCAAGTAAAACAGACTCTCTATATAGACTCCACCGCTGGAGCGAGTCCGTTCGTTGCCACAAGTACCCTATCAGGAACTGAGATCACGGTACTTACCACTTCGATCACTCCTAGGTCTACAGGTTCAACGGTGTTGGTTACGATAGCTATAAACTTTGGAATTTCTGGAGCCTTAGCCTACGGAGCGTTCAGGATAACTCGCAATGCAAATGAAATTGGATCAAACAATGTAGGTTCATTGTTGTACGGCATTGCGCCTTTAAGTAGCACTGGATCTACTAGTGGTTCTATTCTTACTAGTCAGTTCATCCAGATTCTTGATTCACCATCATCCGCATCCGCTGTTACATACAAGATTCATTTGTATGCTACTGGCCCAACTAATTTTCCATCAATTTGGTTAAATAGAACATTCCAAGATGTTACTAATGGAGTTAACGCTGACAGCCTCCCCCGCGTCAGTTCCTCAATGATCTTGCAAGAATACTTCGCATGAAACCCTCCGAAGCGGCTCAGGCGGCTTGTGACAAGCTGTCGTTCACAGACTCGGCCACCATCGCGTTGGCCAAGAAGTTCTGTATCCGCCGCTACTCGATGATCTGGGATTCCTGCCTGTGGAACGATACCCTCGGCATTATCTCTCATCCGGTCACCGCCGG